TTTTAATCAAATTATAAAAATAAGAATTAAATGTATAGAGAAGAAAAGCCTGAAGCGCCAAAGGAGCCTATAAAAGGAACACATCATGGAGCACCTTTTGGATGGGAACTTGGTGTAGATTACCCAACATGGGGTAACACTGAAATTTATGTTAAGACAATTAGTAAAGGCTATCTACTTCCTGGCGAAAAACCAAAAGATGCCTATTGGAGAGTATGTACAACTATTGCTCGTAGATTAGGAAAACCACAGTTAGCATCAAAGTTTTTTGATTACATTTGGAAAGGTTGGTTATGTTTAGCAACACCAGTACTTTCTAATACAGGATCTGATAGAGGTTTACCAATCTCATGTTTCGGTATTGACGTTGGAGACTCAATTTATGAAATTGGAACTAAGAATCTTGAACTTATGCTTCTTGCAAAACATGGCGGCGGTGTAGGTATTGGAATTAACCAAATCAGACCTGCTGGTGCTAAGATTACAGGAAACGGCACATCAGATGGTGTAGTTCCGTTCTGTAAAATTTATGACTCAACCATTCTTGCAACCAATCAAGGTTCTGTTCGTAGAGGCGCTGCTTCAGTAAACATGAGTATAGACCATAAAGATTTTGAAGAGTGGTTAGAGATTAGAGAACCAAAAGGTGATGTTAATCGTCAATCGTTAAACTTACATCAATGCGCGGTAATTGGAAATAAATTCATGCGCAAATTACAAGATGGTGATACTGAAGCCAGACGTAAGTGGGGTAAGCTATTACAAAAACGTAAAGGAACTGGTGAGCCGTACATTATGTTTAAAGGAAATGTAAATAATCAAAACCCTGACGCATATAAAAAGAACGGATTAAAAGTATTCATGACTAATATCTGTTCGGAAATCGTTTTACATACAGATGAATCTCACTCATTCGTTTGCTGTTTAAGTTCTCTTAACCTTGCAAAATACGATGAATGGAGAGATACAGATTTAATTTATACATCAACCGTATTCTTAGATGGTGTTCTTGAGGAATTTATCCAAAAAGCAAAAGGACTTAGAGGATTTGAAAATTCTGTGCGTTCTGCTGAAAAAGGTAGAGCACTTGGATTAGGAATTCTTGGATGGCACACTTACTTACAACAAAAAGGATTACCGTTTGAAGGTCTGCAAGCACAGTTTGAAACTCGTAAGATTTTTTCTCAAATGAAAATTGAAAGTGAAAGAGCTTCTCGAGATCTTGCTGCAGAATTTGGTGAACCACTATGGTGTAGAGATACAGAAATGAGAAACACTCACTTAAGAGCAGTAGCTCCTACGGTTTCTAATTCTAAATTAAGTGGTAACGTTTCATCAGGTGCTGAACCTTGGGCAGCTAATGTATTTACAGAACAAACTGCAAAAGGAACATTCATTCGTAAAAACTTTGAGCTTGAGAAAGTATTAAAGAAAATTGGAAAGAATAACAAAGAAACTTGGGACCAGATGTTAACCGACGGTGGTTCAGTACAAGGATTGGATTTTCTAGATGACTGGTGTTTCTTAGATGGCAAACTCGTGGAACGTGCGTCAATCACAGATCCAATGATTCAAGATAGAACATATTCTGTTAAAGATGTATTTAAAACGTTTAAAGAAATTAATCAATTAGACTTAGTAAAACAAGCAGGTGTTCGTCAGCAATACGTTGACCAAGCAGTTTCTTTAAATCTTGCGTTTCCATCAATTGCAGAACCAAAATGGATAAACCAAGTTCATATGGAAGCTTGGAAACAAGGAGTAAAAACTTTATATTACATGAGAACTGAATCAGTACTTCGTGGAGATATTGCTGCAAGAGCAACAGACCCGGACTGCGTCAGCTGTGAAGGATAAATTATGGCAGTAAAAATAACATCAGACGCAATCGTTAAAGTAATTCAGCCATCATTAAGGAAATTCAATATTGATGAACTTAATGATAATGTTGAAGGCTGGATAGAACCAATCAAGATTGGACCTATATGGGTTATGTACAGAGAAAAATCAAAAGAAAGCGGAGAGCCACTTAACAAGGTGGCATCTTTCTTCTTTGACGTTGCAATGTACGGAACCGTTCTTGTAGTACCTCCGCAGCAAATGCCTGACGAATGGGACTTGATGGAAGATAGCGATTTAAAATATACAGCAGACCAGGTAGAGACAGGATTTTTATCCGCCTTACAATCTGCCCTTGCATATAACCGAGTTTATAATGCACCAGGAACTCTGGATAATTCAGGGTTTGTAAAAGAAGAATGGACATACACACCTACAGGTATCATTGATGATAACATTAAAGACTTCTTTAAGAAAGCACATCAGTATCTTGTAACTCATGAAATTCAAAATGATAGTAACATTATCTTTGAAGATGATATGACAATCGTACGTATCAAGTCAAACTCTGATAAAGACTTAATGTTGCAGCAAATGATTGATATATTACTTGAAACTGAAGAATATGAAAAGTGTGCAGAACTTCAAAAGATAAAAGATAGTATAGAACTATAAAAATTGTTAATAACTTTAGTCCCATAAATTTTTATTTGTGGGATTTTTTGGTTAATTTTATACTATAAATAAAAACAATATGAACCAACGCTTTGACCTAGAACAGCTTTATTTTCAAGCCAAGGAATCTTATTATCTTGGTGAACCAATCATGTCTGACGATGAATTTGACCGTATGGAACAGGAACTAATTAATTTAGGTTCTACTGCTCCTTTCATTGTTGGCGCTGATGATCGTAAGGCAAAATATTCTCACCCATCTCCAATGTTATCCTTAGGTAAATTCCAGGCAGCCGCTGACGGTACCCCACCGACAGAATCTGCAAATAAATGGATGACAAATACTGGGGCGAAAAAATTTGAGGCAACTCCAAAATTTGACGGAAACGCCGCAAACGTAATCTATGCAAATGGAAAATTAATTCAAATCCTTTCTCGAGGTAATGGAACTAAAGGCCGTGATATTACTGATAAAGTAAAACATAATGTACCAGCTACTATTATTTTATCAGGGACTGTAGAAATACGTGGCGAAGTTTGCATCAAAAAATCTACATTTAATCAGAAATACGCAAATGAATTTAGAAATCCTCGTAATTATGTTGCCGGTGTTTTAAACAGAGACGATAATTCTGATACTACTATTTCTGAATTGGACTTTTTACCCGTTGAGGTTCGCCAGCAAATTGACGGCGATGTTACATATCGCCAGCCTTCTGATATTAAAGGATTAAAATTTGCAGCTCACTCAATTTATATTGATCTTGCAGACTCAATCAATAATTTTGAGTTTGCTTATAGCTCAATGAAAACTTATAGAGAAGAAATATCCGAATACCCGCTTGATGGATTTGTTATTAAAGCTCCTATTGAGTTTCGTGCCAAGCTTGGTGAAAATTCACATGATCCTAATTGGGCAATTGCAATTAAATTTCCACCTAAGGAGGCTATAACAAAAATTGTAGATATCTCGTGGCAATGGGGAAAAACTGGAAGAGTTACTCCAGTCGCAATTATGGAACCTGTGGATCTTGACGGTTCTACTGTTTCTCGAGCATCTTTATTCAATATCGGATTTATTAAAGGATCCGGTGCAATGGTTGGAGCAACTGTAGCAATCGCTAAGGCCGGTGATATTATTCCGCAAATCTTAAGAGTTATTACACCATCACCAAATACTGTTTTGGACCATCCTGTTGACTGTAAGTGTGGCGCAAAACTAGAAGTACAAGAAGTACATTTAATTTGCGTTAATCCTGACTGTTCTGCAAAGGCACAAAATAAATTCCATACTGGCGTTAATGTATTAGGACTTGACGGTGTAGGTGGTGCCATGATAAATTCTATATGGGAAGCTGGTTTCAGAAATCCGTTAGATTTACTTGACCCTACTAAATTTAATAAAGCAATCCTATTAGCAAATGGCGTTAAGGACAGTAAAACTGTAGATAATATGTTTAAGGAAATTGCCAAGATTAAGGATATTCATCCAATGAAATTAATCTTATGTATGGGAATTGACGGTATGGGTCATACGGTTGCTAAACAATTAGAAAATTATCTAACAGGATTACCTCATTCATTCCACGGTTTACAAAAGGATGTAATTGCTGGGTTCGAACCAGGCGGATCTAAAAGATTACGCTATGATGAAATAATTACAGCTGTTAGTAAATATGTAAACATCATTCTACCAGAACAAGTTGCCGCTGACTCAATTCCGTTTGAGATGAGCGGTTCTCCAAAATCTGCAGGATTTAAAACCAAGGATGAATTTGTTAAGGCTGCTAAAGAAAAAGGTTATCACCATGTAGGTATGTCAAGTGCAAAAGTTTTATTTGTTGAAGACATAAATAATCTAAGTAACAAAATAAAGACAGCTCAATCTAAAGGTGTTAAAATTTTGCAATATTCAGACATATCCGTTTAACTAACAGATAAAAAAGAACATTAGCAGAACTTTTATATTTTTATTGATATAATCTATATACCAAAAATTAAAGTCATCTAAAAGATACTATGGCAAAAGCAAAAAAAGTTGAAGAATCTAACAAGGAAATTGTAGCGCTCTCGGATTTTGAGCACGTTATCCACAGACCGACCATGTACATCGGTTCAGTTGAGAAAACTGAAGAAAAAGTGCAAATCGTTGAAGATGGAAAACTTATAGAAAAGAACAAAATATTTTCTGTTGGGTTTTATAAGATGTTAAATGAAATCGTTGACAATGCTTTTGATGAAGCTAAAAGAATGAAAGGTGTAATGCCCAAAATCATTGTTAAGATTGACTCAAAGACAAACGGCGTTACAGTAACTGATACTGGTGGTGGTTTTATAAATGCTGATAAGATAAACTCTAAAACAAAATCTAGTAACGTAGAGACAGCAATGTCAATGTTAAGAGCAGGATCTAATTTTTATAATGACGATTCCTCAGATAGTTTAATTGGGACCAATGGTGTAGGTGCTGCTTTAGTGAATATGCTTTCCGATGAATTTACTATCACAACAATAAATTCAGAGATTGAGTATAACATAACTTGGAATAAGTTTGTTAAAACCGCTGAAACTTCTACTCCTAAGAAACGCAATCAAGTAACAGGAACCTCAGTTACTTACATACCTCGTTCAGATATTTTTAAAGGATGTACATGGGATAAAGAATATCTTCATACCATGTTTATATTCAGAGAGTTCTTAAAGAACCAAGATCCTGTTATTGGAAATCTTGAAATTGAATTTTACTTTGACGGGGAAAAACTAAACTTAAACCAAGCCTTCTTACCTGACAATGCTTTAACATTTGCAGGAAAACACGGTATGTTTGTAATCTGGGAGAAATATGAAAATGCTGCAAGTGCTTCATTTATTAATGGTGCTCTATGTACAGGTATTCATCAAAAGATTTTTACTGATTGGGTTAATGATATCTTTGAGTACAATGCTGCTCACCACTTCTATGAAACTTTACTTATATTAAACTTTCCTGCTAAACTTGTAAGGTTTGCAGACCAAAATAAAACTAAGTATGCAGGTGGGCGTTGGGAAATCCAACATATGCTTGAGAAAGATTTCTTCAAGAAATTAAGACCTGCTATTTTAAGGTCGGAATTTTACGTTGGTGTGAAGAAAAAGATTGACGAAAGAAATCTTAAAGCAGATATGAATAATCTTAAAGCAAAAAAGAAAGCCGCTGCTAAAAAGATATCTGACAAATACTTCCCTGCTTCACAATCAAAAGGAACTTTATTTATTGTGGAGGGAAGTTCAGCTATGGGTTCTATCTTACAAAAGAGAGACCCTCGAGTTGATGCAGTATATTCATTAAAAGGAAAGATAAAAAATGCTCGGTCAATTTCCGACTTGTCTTCAAATAATGAAATCATTGATTTAATGAATATCTTAAATCTTGAACCTCGTGATGGTAGCAAATGTTCTTTTGCTAATGTTGCTATATCAACAGATTGGGACCCTGATGGAATTGGACATATTGCTTCATTGGTTATTAACTTATTCTATAAGTGGTTTCCACAAGTAATTGAACAGAACAAATTAAACATACTTATTACTCCACTTGTTTCTGCTGAAGTTGGTGGTAAACGAAAATACTTTTATTCGTTACAAGAGTGGGCAGCCTTTGAACAAGGTGGCACAGCTTATAAAGGTGTAAGGTATTTAAAAGGTTTAGGATCATTGAGCATACAAGATTGGGAAGTGGTAATGTCTGAAAGACAAATGTTTAGAATACGTCAAGATAGGTCAGCTGCTAAATTCATCGATATTGCTTTTGGACCAAACGCTAATAAAAGAAAGAAATGGCTTGAGGGCACAATCTAAGTTTTTTTCCTATGATATATACCAAATATCAAAATAGAACAAACATATAATGGAAAAAGAACTTTTATTAAATGTACTGCAAATTTCTGCACAGATTAAAATTTTACACTGGCAAACTGAATCTTTCGCAGAACATAACGCATTTGACAGAACTTACGAATCTCTTGGGGATAAGTTTGATCGTTTAATTGAAGTATACAGCGGTAAATACCAAAGACCACGTTTAGGTGGAGCTACAGAATTTACGCTTGCTGATTATGATAGCATCAAAGTTGACGCATTCTTAAAATCGGTTGAAGAATTTTTTGCTGATGCATTTATGGCAGAACAAGATTCAGAATTAAGTAACATTAAAGACGAGATTGTTGCAGATGTTCAACAACTTAAGTATTTACTTACTTTAAAATAAGATTAGAAAATATGAAACATTTTATATCATTTGAAAATTTCGTTAACGAAAAACTAAATACTGAAGATACTTTAACAGAAAGTGTTACAGTAAAAGACTTGAAAGATATTCACCCAACAGGTGGAGAAAATGAACTATTAATCAGTGATTCTAGTAAGTCACCAGCAATTAGTCATTTACAAAATGGTCATATTCAATGGGAAGATCGAAAGAAAGCCTTAGTTAATGCTTACCCTAATAGCCGTGGCGGTTATGATTATGTGACAATCATTAAATGTGATGAAGATAAAGGTATTGCAGCAATTAAAAAAGCACAACAAGAATTTGGAGGAAAAACATTTTCCGACGCAAAACAACTTAGTAAAGATATTGCTAAATTCTTAAAAGCTAACGTATAATCAAAAACAAAAATAACCAAATAACAATGAAACACTTAAAAACGTTTGAGGCATTTGTTAAGGAAGATTTAGTAAAACAGAATGTAGATACTGAAGACACTGAGAAAACAGATGTAGAGGATGTAAACACCGATACTGGTGCTGATACCGACAAAGAAGAAACTCCTGCAGAAAAAATAGCCTCTGCTGAAACTGATGCTGCTGCTGATGCAACAGAAGAAGCTCCAGCTGAAGAGACTGAAGAAGAAACTGAAGAAGTTGCTGATGATGCTGCTAAAGACGCAGGCGAGGAAGAAGAAAAAGAGGAAGAGGATGAAGACGAAGAAGAAGATGATGTAGAAGAATTGCCTGAGGACTAATCTAATTCAAACATACTATACAAAAGGAACCAATTAATTTTGAGTTCCTTTTTTGTTTTCCAAAAACTAATTGACCACTCAAGAATATAAAACTAAATACTTGTACTTAAATGGCAAAATCTAAAATTTATCCTTTACCTATCTCAAGACAGATTGATACCAACTTCAGAAACTACGCTTTATATGTTTTAGAAAATCGAGGTATTCCTTCTTTTTACGATGGGTTAACAAATGTTCAGCGAATTATCATGCTGAACGCTCCACACAGTTTTAACAAATCTTTAGGCTTAGTAGGATCTTGTATAACTGATGGATATCACCACGGAGATAAATCTTTGACTGGTGCAATAAACAAACTTGCTCGTCCATTTGGAAACTCCGAGCAACTACTTCTTGGTGATGGATTCTTTGGATCACCAATTAATCACGAGGCATCTGCTGCACGTTATACGTCAGTTAGAATTAATCCCAAAATTGCCGAAGTGATACGTAAAAGCAATTTCTTAAATGAGAAAAACGATGAAGGTGCTTGGAAACCGCTATGGGTAGATTTGCCAATCGGATTAACAAACACTATAATTGGAATTGCTGTTGGTTATGCAACTACAGTTTTACCACGAGATCTTGGAGACGTACAAAAATATCTTGACGGAAAAGCTAAAGAAGTTAAACCAAAATTTAAAAACTTTGGTGGTAAAGTTTCAAGATACAAAGGATTAGATAAAACCTGGTTAATTGAAGGAGTTTCTGAAAATAACCCAACTGCTAAAACTATTCGTATTACAGAATTACCACCGTTGATGAAATACGGTTCATTCTTGAAAAAGATAGAAAACCTTATTGCTAATCATTCAATTAAATTGACTAACAACTCTCAAGTAAATGTTGACATTCTTTTACAGTTCACTGGAACAAAGGAAGAATGGCCGGTATTCGTTGAAGCAGTAGATAAATCGATTAAAATGATTGTGACTGAAACACCAGTCTTTGTTAAAGACGGAATGGTTTTGGAATATAATCGTATTGAAGATTACATTGATGATTACCGTTACCGCATATCAGAATTAAGAGTTAAAAGATTAGAGTACTTTAAACAAGAAAACGTTGATGAACTACAGTTCTCAATTCAAAAGGAAAAGTATTTGCTATTTATGCTTGAAGGCAAAAAAACGCAAATGATTACCGATGATCAAATTGAAGCATTCCTAAAAACTTTAACTAAAGGATATCCTAATATCCGCAGACGTCTTGAATCTATTTATCTAAAATCATTAACCGAGCAAGAATTAGAAAGAACACGAGCAAAAATTAAAGAACTAACAGAAGAGCTTAAGAAACAAGAAATCGAACTTAACGAAGCAATAACTGTTTTGGCAGGAATGACAGACACGTCGCTTAAACGTGGAACTACAAACAGAAGTAGCTCTTCAGCAAACTTATTTATTGATGAAGAAGAGATCGATGGTATTGCAGTCTTTGGCAATTCACAATCCGCGGATGATGATGAAGAATCCGAAAACTATGAATAGAGACAAAAACAAAAACAATGATGATATGGAATTTCCAATGCCAGGCGTAAGTGGAGTATCAGCACTAGGAGACCACGTATATTTTTATACAGAAGTATCATCAGAATCAGCATTAGAACTAAACAAACTTTTACAGACAGTGTCAATGCAAATGGCACCTTCGGCATTTTCTTCAATGCATGAAGTTAATCCGCCAGCTCCAATTTGGTTACATATTAATTCTATGGGCGGTGATGTATTTGCATCTTTCGCAATTGCTGACACAATTGCGAGAATTTCTAAAGTGGTGCCAATTATAACTATCGTTGAAGGTGCTGCTGCATCTGGTGCAACTATTATTTCAGTAGCCGGTTCCAAAAGGTTAATGAGAGAAAACGCATACATGCTTGTTCATGAACTTAGTGATGCTTGCTGGGGAAAACATTCAGCAATGAAAGATCACTTGGATAATAATGATGGCATTATGAAAACTATTAAAAAGCACTATAAAAAATACACTACGATTCCTGTTGAGGAAATGGATAAAATCCTATCTCGTGATATTTGGTGGAGTGCAAAGAAATGTAAAAAATATGGTCTAATAGATGAGATCATTTAAAGAACTTATTACCAATTAATGAATATAAAAACTAAACAATTAAATTTTAACTAATGAGCAATCAAATTCAATTACAACTACAATCTTCTGAAGAACTAACAAATTTCTTAAAGCGATTTTCTTCTGTAGCTCCATCTTTACTTATCGAAGTTGAAGACGGTTATTTTAAAGCAAAAACACATACACCTGAAAGAAGTGTTGTGAAATCATCAAAAATCGAATTAAGCAGAATATTCGGTGATGAAGCAGTAACACCAGAACAAGCACTATTGTTTGGAGTTATCTCACTTGACCGTTTAATGAAATCGTTCTCTCACTTTGGAGATTCAAACATTCAGTTTGACCTTGACACAGAAAATACCTCTGAAGGATTAGTAGGTACAGGAATTACACTTAAGAATGATTCTCTTGACATCAATTATCAATGTGCTTCTTTAAGATTATTCACGCACATCACTGATGAAATGATGGATCGTATCGCTAATCACGAAACTGCGCAAACTAGCTTTGTTCTTACAAAAGAATTACAAGCAAGAATCAACTCTCTTGTGTCACTTGACCCAGACCAAAAACTTTTAACTTTATCTGTTAAAAACGGAGTGGTAAAAGCTTCAGGAAAATCATTTAACCTTAACTTGTTAAACATCGATGATACTTCTGCTAACTTGACTATCTCAGTTTACAAATCTCAATTTGCTTACTTGGATAAAGAAGACACAATGGTTTATATGAATGAGGATAGATTAATCTTCCATTCAATTGAAACTGAAACAAAAATGATTATCGGAAAAGCTGACTAATGAAATACTGTAAGATCGACCCAAAGAATTCTTCAAAGGAGGAGATCACGACAGAAATAAGTCGCCTGACCAATCTTATGAATTTGAAGAAGAATGAAGAACAGGCAATTAAGATTTTCATTAACTCGGTTTATGGCGCAACAGCCTCACCGTATTTCGTAGGTTATAATGTAAGAGTTGCTGAGGCTATCACATTGCAAGGACAGGAGGTCCGCGGAATTGCTACCAAAATATTTAATCGTTACTTTTTAGATTTTTGGCATCGTGATAAAGAACTGCATGATATCCTTGGTATAACTCGAGCAGAAAAAGTAACTCAAGAGGTTTCAATTTACGGTGATACTGACTCGTGTTACATTACATTCCAAGAAGTTGTTAAAGGTTGTGACTGGCCTGGAGATCCTCGTGATTTACTTAAAGGCATTTATAAGCATAGGATAAAAAGTTATATTGAGAAATCGTATAAACAGTACGCTGACCAAACAGGAACGGAAAACATTCAAGATCTTGAAATGGAAACGATATCTTATTCAGTAATTCTTTTGAAAAAGAAAAAGTACTGTATGGATATTGCTTGGAAAGATGGACAAGGTGATGGTATTAATTATCAGCCACTGGAGAAAATAAAAGCAGTAGGTGTTGAGATTGTTCAATCTTCTACTCCGCTATTTGCTCGTAACAAATTGAAAGAGCTATTAAAGATTATCTTCCGTGAAAAAACTAAACTTAACATGCGAGCACTTGCTGACTTGCTGAAAAAAGAAAAGGATAGTTTTATGTTAGATAATATTGAAAACATTTCAATGTCCTCTGGAATTACTGATTACGAAAAAGGAGTTGCTGATGACCGTAAAAAACTTATTCTTAATAATCATTGCCCAATGCATGTACGGGCTGCTGGGTTCCACAACTATTCATTAAATAACAGTAAGTGGAAAAACAAATATCAATTAATCAAATCTGGTGACAAAGTAAGATACTATTATGCAAAGACCGACTATGGTGTTGGTGAAAATGTATTTGCTTACTTACCTGGAAATCATCCTATTGAATTTGCACCTCCCGTTGATTATGATACGCAGTTTGCTAAAAACATAATTGACCCACTTAATCGATTTATTAGTGCAATAGGATTACCTCCGATATCTTCGGAGCTAATTGTAAGAACACAACTATTCTAAAAATAATATTCTAAAAATGGCTAAACAACTTTCTTTTACAGATCTTGACAACGCGCTTACCAAAGTAAATGACAAAGGATCTATCATTACAATCAATACTTTCTCAAAGATTGATGAATGGATAGACACTGGGAACTACTTATTAAATGCACAACTTAGTGGTTCACTTTTCGGAGGATACCCAAACTCAAGATCTATCTGTGTGGCAGGTGAATCTGGAACTGGTAAAACTTTCTTGACTCTTAACGCTTGTCGTGAAGCACAAAAAATGGACTACAACATTATATACATGGATTCTGAGGCTGCGGTTGATGAAGATATCATTCGTAATTTTGGAGTAGACCCAGAAAAATTCAGATACCAACCTGTAAGTACTCCCCAAGAAGTACGTCACTTTGTTACCAACTTATGTGATACATTGAAAAAAGCAAAAGATAAAGGAACTGAACTTCCTAAGATCATGCTTGTCCTCGACTCTTTAGGCAACCTTGCCACAAATAAAGAAAGAGGTGATGCTATGAGCGGTAGTGAAAAAAAGGATATGACAAAGCAACAAGAACTTCGTTCTTTATTCCGTGTAATTACAACGGATCTTGCTGAAATGAAAATTCCATTTATCTTTACTAACCACACATACGCAAGTATTGGATCATTCATACCAGGACAAACTATTTCTGGTGGAGGTGGAGCAATCTATAATGCGTCTGTAATCTTACAACTTTCTAAAGCTGGTCTTAAAGAAGGCGGAGATGAGGCTGCTGCTGCCGGTGTACAAAAGACAGGTATCATTGTAACATCTAAACCTGCAAAGAATCGTTTTGCTCGTCCTATTCCTGTTAAGTTCCATATCAGTTTTTATAAAGGTATGAACAGATTCGTTGGTCTTGAAACATTCATCAACTGGGAAAACTGTGGAATCCAAAAAGGAAAACTTATGGACCAGAAAGGATTTGATAAACACGTTAAAGGCAAACCAGCTGAAGCAATCATTGGACCAACTCGTTTTGAGCATACTGATGAAGCTGGAAATACAAGAGTACTTTATCTTGAACCTAAAGAAACTGCAAGATCAATTGTAGTTCGTCACTTAGGCTGTGAATTAAAACCTGCTGAACTGTTTACAACTAAAGTTATTACTGATGAAGTTCTACGTGAGCTTGATGAAAAGGTAATTAAGAAAATGTTTATGTTACCAAACATTGCAGATCTTAGTGAACTTGAAGAATTGGAAATGGACAATATTCTTGAAGACGACGACGAAGATGACAATTAATCAAAACAAACTTGAAGTAAAGTATGCCCTGGATATCTATAGTGAGATTCCAGGGTTTCCTACTCATACGGACAGAATTTACGTTATGATTCGTTCGTTGGAGGAAGGTGACGAAGAAGGCACATGGCTTGACCGCGAGTTTAGAGCTGAAAACATTTGGGGACCGATGCGATCATGCATTGCTACATTAAAAGATTTTCGTATTTTTCTTGATAGCATAGCTGACGAAGGGCTACCGGAAAATGAATTATTTTTACAAAAAACTCGAACAGATAAGAGCCACAGTTACTACAGGTTAATTAGAAACCCGTGGATGTAAACTATTTAACCTTTCGAGTATATAACTTAATATGGTAGCAACACACTTAGAAAAAATCTTTTTCCACTATCTGATGGATAGGAGGGAATTACTGGATGTCGTTAAATCTCGCTTTTTCGATACTGCAGATATACGTAAGATATACGAAATAGCTCAGGAATTTACTGAAAAGTATAATGACATACCAACCCGTTCACAGATTAATGAATTAATCAAAATGAAAGGTTTATCCGAAGAATTGGATAACAAGAAAATTGATTATCTTTATGAAGTTAACCTTAAAGAATACGAAGATGAATGGTTAAGAGAAACTGCAGAATCTTGGATTGAGTATAAGAATCTTGATCTATCAGTTTACGACTTATTAAATTATCTTAAGACCACAAAAGTTACTACTGAAAACGTTAAAGACGTAGTTCAAAATGCTAAGAACATTATAACTGAACGTAATAACATTCAATTTAATTTTGATGAAGGTTTGGATTTCTTTAATCCTGAATCGCATCACCAGCCTTCAACTGATACATTTAGTACAGGAATCCCAATGATGGATCTTGTCCTTGGTGGTGGTTGGTATTCTAAAGCCCTATTCTGTTTTATTGGAGAAATGAAGATTGGTAAGTCAATCTGGTTAGCAAACGTTGCGGCTAACTCTGTTAAGCTAGGTTATAACACAGCGGTTTTATCATTAGAGATGAGAGACCGTAAACTTATTAAACGTTTAGGTGCAAATCTTTTAGGTATTAACATGAAAGAATATGATGTTATTGCGGAAGACAGAACCATGATGAAACACAAAATCAGTAACATGGGTTATGAAAGCCTACAGGTCCCTGGGAAATTATATGTAAAAGAATTCCCAACATCTTCTGCTGGTGTACCTGACATTGAACGTTACTTGATTAAGATGGAAGAAATCAAAGGAATTAAGTTTAAAGTAATTGTCCTGGATTATATTAACATCTTGAAAAACTGGAGAAACCCTAACTCCGAAAATACATACATGAAGATTAAGCAAATTGCTGAAGATCTTCGAGCTATGGCAATGCGAAACAATTGGGCAATCATTACAGCCACTCAAATAAACCGTTCAGGTTTTGGAAGCACTGACTTAAGTGCAAATAACATTTCAGAGTCTGCGGCATTAGGACATACGGTTGATGCAATGTTCGGTATCATACAAGATGAGATCATGCATGCTAATCGTGAATACATACTAAAATTAATTGCCAATAGAAATGACGGGTACAAGAATGCCCGCCAACGATTTTTAATCAGTTACGATCTTATGAGAATTACTCAGGATCCTGACTCTCAAATGACATCTGAATAATGAAAGAAGATAAAATTTTTAACAACCGGTACAACACAGGAGACATTGAGTACGAAACATTTGGTGCAATTAAAGTACATGACAAATATGTACCCCGTGATACCTTTGAAGAATACACAGATAACAGATTACAGGAAGACTTATATGAAATCTTTCAAGCATCTGACTTCTATGAAGACTATTCTAAAAACAAAAAAGTAGTTCGTAGTGATGTGGCTCGTATCTATTATTACTTTGATGATAACTTAAAAAACTCAAAAGGAATGGCAGCAGTAGAAAAGTTTGTTGCGGTTGCAGAGTTTATGAGCATATCATACGATTTATTATACGAAGAACTTGCCCCAACATACAAAGAAGCGTTACTTAAAGAATTAGATGGCAAATACGACATCTTTCGTAAAAAGAATATTAAACGATTATTTTAATGTATGCTAAAAATCGATGCTAAAAGAATCTGGCTAATCTCTGATACACACTTAGGAGTTAGAACAAATTCTAGGGAATGGATGGATACGATTGAAGATTACTTCATGAACCATTTTATTCCTATCATAAAAAGAGAATACCAACCTGGTGACGTTCTTGTTCATTGTGGAGATGTGTTTGACTCAAGACAGTCAATTAATCTTTATGTACTGAATAAAGGAATGTCTATATTTGAAGAGATTACTAAGATCATGCCTATCTATATGATCATTGGTAATCACGACATCTTCATGAAATACTCTAATGACATTAATTCATTGAAAGTATTTAAACATATACCAGACATTCATATATTTGAAAAGCCGACAGTAGCTCAACTTGGGCCACGTAAAGTTTTGTTTATGCCGTGGGTGGATAGTCCTGAAGAATTTGCTGAAATCGTTACACTTCCTGAGTACAAAGCAGAAATCATGTTTTGCCATACAGATATTAAAGGAATGTCTTTTAATAAATTTGTAAAGATTGAAGAAGGAAGTGATCCTGACAAATTTGCGCACTTTCATAGAGTTTATTCTGGTCATATTCATTATGCTCAAAAATACAAAAACGTTAGAATGCTTGGTTGCCCTTATGAACTTACCCGTTCTGATAGCAGTAACATAAAATCTTTATGGAGGTTGGATTTAGAAACTGATGAGGAAGTTAGTTTTATTAATGATCATTCTCCAAAATTTGTCAAGTACAAACTTGATTGGGTTTTAGAGCAACCTATTGAGAAACTTCAAAAGTTGTTTCAAAACAATTATGTAGATATCATGGTAACACCTCAGTGGTCCTTAAAGTTTCCTTTCGGTATATTTGCTGATAAGTTTACAGGGTACCGCAAAATAAACCCTATCATAACTGCAAGTGATGAAGATGTCACAACAGAAGACGGTGAAATTATTGGAGCTTATGAAGAAATCAATTTATCTAACTTAATTGACAAACACATAGATTCGTTACCGTATTCTGAAAACGTTAAGCAGTCATTAAAAAATGTAAGTGCAAGGCTTTATCAAGAAGCACTTGTTGAAATTGAAGAAAAGCGATCATATGAAGATTAAGTCAATAACATGGCAAAATTTCGGTTCATACGGAAATAAACCACAGGAAATAGTATTTGATGAAACACAAGGTAACTTTTATCTTATAGTTGGAAGTAACGGCGCAGGTAAGTCAACTATATCTGATGTAATTAAGTTTGGTCTATATGGCAGAGTTGATAGTAAAAAGATGGGCGATCTTCCTAACAGATTTAATGGTAACATGAAAGTCAAAATTGTTATTGAGAAAACCCCAGGTGTGATTGCCACAATTGAACGTGGCCTTAGACCCGGTATTTTCAAACTTGCAATTAACGGAGTTGAGTATGACCAAGCTGGAAAGAAAAACGTACAAGAATACATTGAAGAAGAAATCTTAGGAATACCTTTTTATGTTTTCAACAATATGATTTCTTTATCCATTAATGATTTTAAGAGTTTCATTAGTATGGGTGTGAATGATAAACGTCAAATCATTGATAGACTATTTGGATTAGAAATCATTGGAAGAATTAAGTGGAAAGTAAAAATGAAACTTAAACTTCTTAAAGATTATCTTGACAACGTTTCCACTGAAATCTCTGTATTGGAAAGAAGTATAAAGGACACAAACGCAGAACTTGACAGCTTAAATGAAAAACTGATAACTGTTGGTGAGGAAAGACGGTTAGAGCTGCAAACTAAAATCTTACAGTTTCAAGATTTCATTACAAAAGCAAATGCACGTCTACTTGAGATTGGAGCAAAAGAAAGAGAGATTCAAGATATCTTAAATACATTATCTTCTAAGATGAGTGAATACAGAACAGACACAAGTATATGTACTCAAAAGATACATTTATTTGAAAGTGGTAAGTGCCCATCTTGTGAAACTGATTTAACTGATGAGTCTCATAAAACTATGCTGCATGATTTTCTTGAAAAGAATGATCTTACAAAAAAATTAATGGCTGACATTAAAATAAAGCAAGATGAATTAACTGAAAAGAAAACTAAGATTCGTTCAATGTATTCTGATGTAAATACTAAAAAGGTAGCAGCAGATACACAATTAAGTTCTTTAAGAAATGAACTAGCTAAACTAAACACTGGTAATATTAATGATGCTCAAACGCAATCTTTAGAAAATCTTATTACTGATACCAATGCTAAAAAACAAACTGCTTTAGTTAAAAAGAGTGAAGAAGAGAAAAAAGGAAACTTCTTTAAAATCGTTGAAGAAATCTTTGGAGATAAAGGTGTTAAGCTATCTGCATTAAAAAGAATCGTTCCTTTATTAAACGCAGAGATCCGAAAAGTAATGGTTGACTTAAACATGGATTATCGTGTAACTTTTAATGAAGAGTTTGACGTGGATATTCAACATTTAGGATTTAAGATTTCTCCAGACCAATTAAGTACGGGTGAAAGAAAGAAAATAGATTTTGCTACGCTGATTGCTTTAATACGTTTAATGAAGATTAGGTTCGCAGGTCTTAACCTTACTTTTCTTGATGAAATCTTTTCTTCAATTGATTCTGACGGAATTTATCATATCTTAAAAGTTCTTCATAAAACTTGTAGAGAACTTAACTTAAACATATTTGTTATTAATCATAGTCAATTACCAACTGAGATATTTGATTATAAATTGGAAATTGAAAAGAACAACGGTTTCTCCCACTTATTGGTGGAAAAAATAGGATGATATATAAAGTATGGGACAATTTCTTCATAAACATAACACAGATAACGTACACTCAAGAGCTGTAATCGTTGGTCTTGTTAATCTTCTTAATACGGTAGTCCAATATGACAACGTTTTAGGAGATAACTCAATAGACCAAGTTACAGTGCCTTTCTTTTATAGCATGACAGGCGACGAAAGATTTCTTCAAGATTTCTTTTTAGAATGGAATGACTGCTTACACCCAAAGCATGCTGACGGTAATTATGATGTTATACCAAGAGGAATTGTTACACTCACATCAAATGCCATTAACACTTCAGCAATGACCCATAGATTCGTTCGTGGTAGTTACACAAAAGAAGTGAATGGGCAGTTACAGACTTTCAATTCATTTATTAATTCTATCCCATTAACTATGGGATTTGATGTTAAGATTGAAACTGATACAAATCTTGATGCTTTTAAAATTCAACAAGCAATTATTGAAACTTTTTATAAGACACAAGTTTATTCAGTTGGTTTTAAAGGATTTAGAGTTCCATGTCAAGTAGGATTTCCTGAAGACTACGGAATAGATAAAACATTTGAGTTTACGTATCAGACTGAGAATAAAATTGAAATATCATTTACATTATCAGTAGAAACATACTTACCAGTAACAGATCCAACAGCGGAAAGAAACAACGCTAACCGTATGACATCTACAGCTGGTCCTGGATCTGCTATAGATATTATTAATGAGAACCCGCCAGTTGTATTTGAATTTACATATCCTACACCAAATGGTACGTATTTGTCTGGCTCAACAATGCCGATAAGATGGACTAATGGTGGAGCTATCTTAAGAGTTAACTTGTATTACAGATTTAATGGCGTTCAAGATTGGACAATGATAGCAAGGTCCGTTGAAAACAATGGAGCTTACGACTGGAATTTACCGTTCTTCGGTACTAACACTAAAGTAATTGCTAACGATCCCATTCGTGCTACTGTTATAGATGCAACAGGAAAAGGTGCAAAAATTAGAGCTATCATTAATGCAAATGGTGAAGTTGAACGAATCATATTATTTAACGGAGGCTACGGTTATTCAAATAATGCAACAGTTCAAGTTTCTCCTCTAATTCAGCCGCCACCTGGTGTACCACCGTTTGTTGCCCCAAACATTTCAGCAAACGTAGCAGAAGGTAGAGTAGTTGGGTTTACAATACATAATGCTGGCTCTGGTTTTGATACCACGCCACAACATTCAATAGAAATAAAAATTGAAAACGCAGTTGACGATACACAATATCAAATTATACAAACTGCACAAAAATTCACAGGTGACACTGACCCACAAGTTACCCCGTTTCAAATATCAAATCTTGTTCCATCCGTTTCTGAAATGGTTTCGCTTGGTGTTAATTTTGATAGCACGGTAAATGGGCCAGGTGTGACAATAGGAACAAAAATTATAACACCAGATCCTGGAAATAATCGAGTTGAATTGGATCTTGCGCCTTCTTTACTAGTCACAGATGGAGAATATACGCTTGAGCCACAAATTGCTATCTTTGAAATACAATGATAAAAATGTATTGAAGAAGGTGAATATATAGTATAGATTAAAAATATCAATAGAAAATGTCAAATCTTAAGAAAAGAGTAGAAACTCTTCTTGGCGCAACACAAATATCAGATGTTCGTGAAGTTTGCACAGAAGCAATCGCCAAATTTAAAGGCAGTATCGTGTCAACATCACCATACAGTCAAAGAAGTATTATTGAAGAAACTATAGCAAATTCATTGATTGAATCGCTTAGTGGTATTGATGAAACTGTTACACAAGATTTCCTTACGGTTGAAAGCCGTATCTTAGGAATGAATAACCTTGGAGTTCGTAACGCAATCAATGCAGTACTAGAAGATGATTTATCAAAACACGTATCTGTTCGCTATATCATAGAGAATTTACGTCGTCTTCAGGAAGTTCCTGAGTGGATTGCCGCTGAAACCGCTGTTGAAGCTCTTTCACAGTTTGAATGGTCACCAATCGTTAAAGAACATTTGGGAATACTTAAAGCAAACACCGCAAAATATGCTGAAGACATTAAAATCTTTAAAGCAGTTGCTGAAGCTAATAGTACAAACTCTTCGTATCTTATGTCTGGTTTAGAAAAACCAATTGACAACTACCTAAACCGTAGAACTGCTACGAATCGTGCTCACCTTATGGAGCAACTTAATAAGTTTTCTTTTGATGCAGGTATCAAAAAACTTTATAATGTAATTGCTGAATCTGCAAATGGTTTCCAAATCAAAGCAAACAGCAAAGATGCTTACTTTAAACAAGTGTATTCACCTGTTTATGTTAATGAAGGAAAAGAATTCTTTACTGTTTATGGTAAAGCATTTGTTAAAGAAGGTGAAGATGTTAATACATTAACTGAAGCTGAAATGCAATCACTTCCTGAAAACTTCATGTGGTTAGCAAATTACCTTACACAACCTAATGTTGAAATCACAGAGTCTACTGTTAAGATATTCTCTCGTGATAAGAAAGTAGAAATCATTGATGAAAACGGAGTCCCAACCGTAAACATTAACGGAAGAACCGTTACTAACGCTGATTTTGAAAAAGTATACTTAAACTCAGGAATTTTCAGAGTTGAGGAAAGAGAAGTTCTTACAGCAGTTTACAAAATTGTTGAAAACTGGGATACTATCTTTGAGCTTGACTTTGTAAAATCAATCTTTTCGCACTCAAACCCTAACCGTCGTGTAGATTTATTCCGTACTGGAGATAAAATGCACATGAACAAACTTGACACTATGATGGGAGAGAATGTATTCATTGCTGAATGTAATGGAGTACAATCTCGTAACGCAGTATTAGAATTTATGAATTACGACTTAGCTGAATCTTTTGGAGACTTACTTAGTAAAGATGAAAAACAAATTAAAGTTCTAGAGGCTAAGAAAGAAGAAATTCTTGAAGCCATAAATTATCTTGAAGCACGTAAAGCTAAAATCGACGGAATCCAAAACCAAGAGGTTAGAGAATCTGAAGAAATGACTAGCATCTATGAAGCAATCAACGAAGAAATTGCTACACTTAAAGAATCTTACGCTACTGCACAACAAGAACTTAGAGACTATACATCAATTGCTGAAGGCGTTGGTGCAAATGTTGACGATGAAGTTGAGCACTTAAAAAAAAAGCAAGAGTAACAGGTACTAACACAGCAGACCGATCTCTAACTATACAATATGAAGACGGCTCTACAGCAATTGTAGATCCAACAGAAATAGAAGTAACTAAAAAGGCCTCTCAAGCTAAACCGGGAAATGACCTCGAGCTGAATACTCAGCAAGACGGTGGATCGGTTGGAGTTCGAGAGGCCAAGCAGTATGTAAAAGGTAAGATTGGTGTAAACGGCGCAGGCGCTGGTTTAGTTCCTGATACCGAGATTATGATTAATGCTTTAGACTTTACAAAAGGTGGAGATGAAGACTCTATCGAAATACTTCATGGTGATACAAAACTTAAAGTTAAGAAAGCATTTATCGTGCCTGTAGAACTATTTGAAACTGGTGTATATAATTCTGAAATTGATGCAACTAATAATCCAAAAACCGGAGAGAATACGCCTGATAAAGTTGGGGCTGTAATTGATAGGTTAACTGAGCGTATAAAAGAAATCGTCTCAAACCTTGAAGAGCTACAATTATTTGTTAAAGACAATTCTGCGTTATCACATGAATCTATTGATAAGTGCATGGGTGAATTAAACACATACGTAAAAAGTCTTGAAAGCGAAGCAGAGGGAGCATCTACCATAATCAACAAATAAATGGCAAATTACGTAGAACCCGAAGAACTTAAAAAAGAAGTTCTATTATCATTAGAAAAGGGAGTATTAACTCCACGCGCTATCGAAATCTTTCAAAGAATGGCAAAAGAAATGTCAAAGAAATTTCGATATAAAGATGAAGAAGATAGAAAAGATTGTATTGCGTTTGCGATGATGGATGTTATCCGATATTGGAAAAGCTACAATCCAGAGAAATCTAAATATCCTTTTGCGTATTACACGCAAATGTTGAAGAATGGGTTTGCTAAAGGATGGAGGAAATTACACCCATTAAGTTCTTTAGACCAAGTTTCTATTAACAACGAAAATTTCTATGGCATCTGATATAAAATCAAACAAGCCTACAGCTAAAAGCAAATTCCGCCAAGGCTATTACACACTAAATAACCCAGAGAAGTATATAGGTGATCCCACAAAGATCATCTATCGCTCCTCATGGGAATATAAGTTTTGTAGGTATTGTGATGATTCTACTAACGTATTAAAATGGTCATCAGAACCATTCCCTATTAAATATGTTAGTCCTATAGATGGAAAGACTCATGATTATTATATAGACTTTTATATGAGAGCAGTTAAAGACGAAGTTGAACAAGACTATTTAGTTGAAGTTAAACCAGCTGCTTCTTTACTCCGCCCTGTGTATGAAGGCATACAGACTACAAGTAAACTTAAAAGTTTTAACTATGCGGCTAAAACTTTTATCATTAACACAGCAAAATTTTCAGCAGCAAAAATACATGCTGAGTCCATCGGTTATAAATTTATCATCGTAACTGAAGATTTCTTATTTAAAGCAGTACCACGATGAAAAAGACATTCATGGAGCGTTATGATGATGCTCAAGATAAAGAACAGCTGCGCAAGGAATCTTTTCAATACTTTAATGATAAGTACTTTAAAGAACCTTTTACAAACTATTGGATCATTGAGCAAACTGAAAGATTTAAGGCAAGACAACTTAAATTTTTTATGCCCGGCCGAATTTATACATATCAGTATATGCCGCACGGTGCCGATGTATTAGATTTTTATGATAAACGTCCTATGGTTTATATTATAGGAGAGTTTATATCACCATCATCAGGCATGCACATAGTTCAAGGTGTGAACCTTAATTTCCTTCCAGAGAAAGCAAAAGCACAGTTTATAGATACAGCTTACCGAATCTTTGGAGACGCATACAAGATTGCAGATGAAATGAGTGACGATGATAGACTAGCTTCTATGAAAGTAATTAATAAGTTGGTTACTAATTGGTTTTTTATGGCTAGTAACTTTGATAAAAATTCTAAGATTGGATTAGCTTTTGCTGTAAGAAATTATGATATCACACAAATTAAAAACCCAGTCTTAATTGAAGTTGAAGATTTTGAGATGGTTCCGTATTTTGTTCCGCGTGAATTAGCAGGTAAAGCAGTTGCTTATGTGTATCAGCTTTATGCAAAGTCAAGAATGGAGATATTAAACAGGAGTGAACTTAATAATAAAGATTCCACTAAGGCATTAACGGCGCAAAAGAAGTATAAAACGCCCGGTGGATGATAATGAATATATAAACTAAACAAACTAAACATATATGGCAGGTTTTATCGATAGAGTTGGAGTCAATCCTATTTTCGGACAGTTATCTAAAAGTCTGAAAAACCTCGCAAACCTTGGAATGAGGTACGAGGATATGGTTATCAAACAGTCTAGGGCTGTCGGTGTAACTGAAGCAGAATTTGGAAATCAGGGTTATTTGCCCGAAGAATTTTTATACTCACTTGCATTATCCGATGTAGGAGCTAAGAAGTTTATTGCCTTCTTTGATAAAGATTACAAATCTCGTAGAGATTACTTACGTAAATTTGCAATGAATGGTGAGATAGAATTTATTCTTGATACGCTTTCTGATGAAGCAATTGTTTATGATGAAGGAAATTACTTTGTTCGTCCTGACGTTTCAAAGGTAAAAGAAATACTATCGCCAGACAAGGTTGATGATATCTGCAACGAAATTAATACAGAGTTTAAAAAGATTTATTCTCACTTTCACTTTAATGAAGGTCATGATGGTTGGGGTTACTTTAGACAATTTTTAATTGACGGTTTCCTTTCCTTTGAGATTATTTTTGACCCGGACGGGAAAAACATTGTAGGTTTTAAAGAATTAGACCCTACATCACTTAGACCTGGTGTTGAAAAATCAGGAGACGGAAATTATAAAAAGATTTGGGTTCAGTACGAAGATATTCCTTCAATGAAAAGAGTACTTCTTGACTCTCAGATTATTTACATATCATATGCTAAAGGTAACTTTACTTCTCGTGTATCTTATGTAGAAAGATTAGTTCGTTCTTTCAACTTGTTACGTATAATGGAAAACTCACGTATCATTTGGAATATCATGAACTCATCATTCCGTATGAAGATGGTTGTTCCAATTGGTACAAAATCTCCACAGAAAGCGAAAGAATCATTAGCTGAAATGATGTCAATCTACAAAGAGGACATTAATTTAAACTATGAATCTGGTGAACTTTCAGTAAATGGTTCTCCATCTATGCAGTTTTACAAAAACTACCTGTTCCCATCTAAGAATGGCGAGCAACCAGATATCTCAGTTATGGGTGGTGAAGGTTATGACCTTAGTAATAATGATATCGTTGGATACTTTAAAGTTAAACTTCAAGAAGATTCTAAAATACCGTTCTCACGTTTTGACCAACAGTCTGGTGGAGGTAATATCAGTATGTCCGCGGATAGTACAAATCGTGATGAAATCCGTTTTGCTAAATTCGTTAACCGTTTAAGATCTGTATTCCAAGAAGTTCTTCTTAAGCCTTTATTTATTCAAATAGGTCTTTTACACCCTGAACTTGCTGAAGACGAATTATTCAAATCTACACTTGCTTTAAAATTCAACGCTGATAATATCTTCGAAGAATTAAAAACAATGGAAATCATGAAGCAAAGAATTGAATTTGTAACTGAAATGATGGGTATTATGATTAAACGTAAAGATGCTTCAGGAATGGACGTTGATGTGCCTTACTTTAATGCACAATTTGTAGTTGAGAAATATCTTAAATTAGATCCTTCTGATATTACAGAAAACGCTAGATTAAATAAGAAACAAGAAATTGAAGATCTTGCTTATATGAAACAACAACAAGATATACAAGCAGGCCAAGGCGGCGGAGCTGGTGGATTCTAAATAAAACATTTGTTAAAAACTTTTGGTTCTGTAGTAGCAATACTACGGAACTTTTTGTTTATATTTGCATATAATTTAAAACTATACATATATGAAATATCTAAGCATAGATATCGAGACTACTGGAATTGACTCAGAGAATGACCAGATTTTATCCGTTGGGATAATCTTAGAGGATACATCAAAGAAACTTCCGTTTGATGAAATTCCAAAATTACATATAGCAATCTTAAGAGATAGAATCTCTGGATCTCCGTATGCAATTAATATGAATGCTGATTTAATCGAAACGATTAACAGTTATCAGACTGCAGTTGACCAAGATGAGAAAAACGACATGGTTCATTTTACAGGTATGCAATTTTTACAAGAAGAAGCAGTTGCTGAAGCAATATTCCAATTCTTATATCTAAATGGAATCTCAAGTGAAAGAACTCAAGATATTAACGTTGGGCAACAAGTTAAATTAGTTGGTGGGAAAATAGTGCCGATGGTTAACTTAAGAACTAAACCTGTTGTGATTACAGTGGCTGGTAAAAACTTCGGAACATTTGATAAGTTATTCCTTGAAAGACTACCTAATTGGAAAAAACTTATTCGTATCCAACAACGAGTTATAGATCCTGCAGTTTTATTCGTTGACTGGACTAAAGACAATTCTTTACCTAACTTATCGGAATGTAAAAGCAGAGCAGGTTTACCTGAAATAGTTACACACAATGCAGTTGAAGATGCTTGGGACGTAATTGAATTATTAAGAAAACAATATTAAGAAATTAAGAACTAAGGTATACCCTAAAGTATATAAATTACATGGCACAACTATTTACAGAAAAGTATCGTCCAAAGAATTTGGACCAGATGATTCTTCCTTTAAGAATCAGACAAGCATTAGGAGATGGCGAATTACATCAGAACTATTTGTTCTATGGTTCGGCAGGATTAGGAAAAACTTCTTTAGCAAAAGTATTAGCACAATCATTCCCAACACTTTATATCAATGTATCCGATGAAAGCTCGGTTGATGTAATCCGTGATAAGATCTCTACATGGTGTTCTACCATAAGTCTTCTTGATGGCGCTGAGAAATTTAAAGTAGTTATTCTTGATGAGATGGACGGAGCAAGTGATCAATTCTATAAAGCTCTTAGAGCAACGATTGAGAAATTTGCTAATAACGCAAGATTCATTGGAACTTGTAATTACATTAATAAAGTACCAGACCCGGTTCAATCAAGATTTACTTGTATACCTTTTGACTTTTTAAGTAAAGAAGAAGAAAAAGAAGTAATGGTTGAGTTTATTAAAAGATCATACCAAATCTTTAGAGCTTGCGGTATTGAAATTAGTAAAGAAGCAGTAATAGAATTTGTGAAAAGAAATTTTCCTGATATGCGTTCTATCGTAAACAAAATTCAAACATTCCATGTTCAAGGTGTTAAGGAAATTAAACCTGAAGATGTTAGGAAATTAAACTATTCATATCGTGATGTTTTTGATCTTGTACTTGGAGCTCCAAATTCGCAAGAGAACTATAAATTCTTAATGACAAATTATAGCAGCAAAGTTGATGATGTGCTTCATGCATTAGGACAAGAGCTTCCTGATTACATTCGAGATAATCATCCTACCAAATTTGCTAAGGTGCCACAAATCTTAATTAAGATTGCACATTACCAAGCACAACGAGTACATGTGATTGATCCTTGTATTACGATGCTTGCTGCGGTATTTGAAACTCAAATCATTTTAAATTCGTAATATGGAAAATCCTATACCAGTAAGTTCTGATGAACACGTTTCATTAGACCAAATCATGAGAGACTATGCACGTGAATATGTTCCTGAAACTAAAACGTGGACTTCTTCATTGTTAAAAGAAACTACTTACGATGCTTTAAAGTATGAGTTTACAGTTACTTTTAATAATGATAAGAAGTATAAGTATTCTAAATTCATGCCTGAAACATATAAAGAATTTTGCTCTGCTGAATCTCAAGGTAAATTCTTTTTAGCTGAAGTACGTAATACGTATAAGGATGGCAAAGACATGGTAAAAATCGAAGATAATGAATAGCGCTAAAGACTTAAAGAAATTTATTGCTGAAACATATCCAGCTTTAAAACCTACCAAGTTTGATATTGCAAAGATTGGTCCTAGAATGTATATCTATTTTATTGACCATGATAATAATTTACAACGAGAAATCGTTTGGCAAGGACCGCTACCAATGGTTAATGAATTGGCAATCTTACGCAAGCAACTTGATACTCGGGTTGAAGAAATAATGAATAAGTGGAACTTTAATAACTAATTATGAAATATATGATCTTTACAATAATCTTAACTGTTATTTGCTTCTTTTGGTTAGCAAATACAACAATTACTTTTTCACCATTTACTTTTAAGTGTGAAAGACCTTGGCATGCTATTGGAATGTTTATGATAATCATAGGTGTTGCTATTACAAATTACAATGCGTATAGAAAAGGCACAGAACATGGCATTAAACTTGCTGGTGAGACTATTGTTAAAATGATTGAAGAAATGCCAATCAAACCAACTGAACCGCCAACGGATCTTGAAGGAAGTGAAAATTACTAATTGTTAATAACTTCTTGGAATTAAATTTGCTTTGCTTCTTTATATTGGTTAATTTTAACTATCAAATAAAAACTATATGAACATACTTAATTTAGCAGATCCTGAGAAATCTGACATCGATTTTAAAATCTCAAATTTTCCTGACGGTCAACAATCTATTACGATTGAACCTAAAGGCTATTCGTTCAGTACTAAAATCAAAAACGTAGAAATCAAATCAAGATTAAACTCGTTTCGTGATTTAGAATTAATCATTTGCGCAAACCAAGCCTTGCTTGAAATGGGTGCAAAACAAGTTTACTTATATGTTCCGTACTTCTTAGGTGCAAGATCAGATAGAAAATTTCTAGAAGGAGCTTCTAATTATCTTAAGACAGTAATCTGCCCAATTATTAATGCTCAGAATTTTACTGAGGTGCATGTATTGGATCCTCATTCCGATGTTCTTGAGGCATGTTTAAATAACTACAAGAAAACTTCTAATCATGTTTTGGTTAGTCACGCAATCGTTAAGAGCTCATCTGCAGCAATTACATTTAAAGAAAAATGTAAACAAGTTACTCTTGTCTCTCCTGATGCTGGTGCTCTGAAAAAGATCTATGATGTTGCTGAACAATTTGGTATTGAAGATATCGTTGTTGCATCTAAACACAGAGATATCAAAACAGGAAAAATCACTCATACTGACGTACCTGGCTTATCTACACAAAATGTTGCTAAACATTTTCTAATCGTTGATGATATCTGTGATGGTGGAAGAACCTTTATAGAATTAGCAAAAGCAATTCGTACAGTTAGACCACAGGCACAAACAAATGATACTATAACATTAGTAATCACACACGGTATCTTTTCAAGCGGTCTAAAGGAATTAAATAAACTTTTTGACGGTATCTATACAACTAATTCAATCCGTCCTGAGAATGATCCAGAGTTCTCAATCCAAAACGATAATGAATTACATAAACTTAACGTTTATAACGTATTCTAATGGGAATAGGTATTGGACTCCACTGTTGGTATTGTGAACATGGCCCTTGCACTGGTATTTGCAAAGAAGACATGTGTCAAGAATCTCCATTTACTGACTTAGCTGCGGAAGCAAAATTAAAAGCAAGATACTCTGAGGTTACAGGTAATCTTATTACGTTAGCAAAGCAAGGTGAGTTTGATGTTATTGCTCACGGTTGTAATTGCTTTTGCACAATGGGCGCAGGAATTGCTCCACACATGGCAAGAGAATTTGGTGCAAATCAGTTTAACTTAGAAATAACTGAATATCCAGAGTACGATGATCATGGGAATGAATATGTGGTAAAAACTAAAAACCGCGGTGACATCAATAAACTTGGTAACATTGATTATCAACATATGTATCTATGGTTTAAACATCCATACGTTAAAGAAGACGGCCTCGCCATTCCAATGAACTCAAAATCACCAGGTCAACCTGATGTTAAAGATTTAATCGTTGTGAATGCTTATACACAATATAACTACGGTGCTAATCATAAAGACGGTGTTGCCAAACCTGTGGATTATGAAGCAATCACAATGTGCATGAGAAAGATGAATGTAGCCTTTAAAGGTAAACATATTGGTCTTCCTAAAATTGGCGCTGGTCTTGCTGGCGGAGATTGGGACAGAATTAAAAAAATTATTCAAACAGAATTAATTGATTGTAAAGTAACAATCGTAATCTTACCACAATAATGGGTCCTCAAGGAGAATTAATATTTGAAAGAGCATACACCATTTACGTATCAGAAACTACAGAGCCTCTGTGCTTCAATGATTTTTTTGATAAAGTAGTTGCTGATGAAAAATTCGGAGAATATTTTGATACTTTATTTGAACGAGCTAAACAACTATTATTAAAAGAACGTAAACCACAAAACTAAAATGAAAACTACAAATAAATATGTATTCTTCTGGAATGGTATTTACTCTCAATGGCATAAAGCAAATATGACTATTGACGGTATCACTTACAATTCATGTGAACAATATATGATGCACCAAAAAGCCTTAACGTTTGGTGACACGGAAATTGCTAAACTTATAATGGAAGAAACTAATCCAAGAGAGCAAAAGAAATACGGCCGTATGATTAGAAACTTTGACAAAAGTGTTTGGGATAAAGTTTCCTTAGGTATTGTAATTAAAGGAAACTACTTTAAGTTTTCTCAAAACAGTGATCTTAAAGCTGCGCTATTACTTACAGGTAAACGAATCATGGTTGAGGCATCACCACTTGATAATATCTGGGGTATCGGTATGGCTGAAGACGATCCTAATGTCGAGCACCCTATGTGTTGGAAAGGACTTAATCTTTTAGGCCAAGCAATTACAATAGTTAAACAAGAACTTATATAATTGTTAATAACTTTTTACCAAAATATTTGCTTTGCTTCTTTATTTTGGTTAAATTTGCTCTATAATTAAAAACAAATATAAATTATGATAACTAAGTTACAAAAATCGTTTAGAGCCCCTGCTCCTTATTATTCTGATGGATATAAAGTTGGGCATAAAAGAATGCTTGCTCCAGGCACGGATTTCTTATACGGAACTTGGATCCCAAGAAGTACAAAACATGCGCCAAAAGGAATTAACAAAATTCTTTCTATTGGTCATCAATTAACTGTTCGTTGGTTACACGCTGAATGGCAAGAGAATTTCTTTGACATGCCAAAAGAAACTGCAACCAAATTTGGAACTGACATGGCAAAATACTTAGGTATGCCATATGATGCTTCGCACTTTGAAGCACTACATGATTTAGGATACTTGCCTATTAAAATTAAAGCCTTACCTGAAGGAATTGAGACAGACGCAAATATTCCTCATATGACTTTCATTAACACTGTGCCTGGTTTTGCCTGGTTAACATTGTATCTTGAAACAATCATTTCATCTTTAGCATGGAAACCAGCTACTTCTGCAACCATTGCATTACAGTATCGTAGAAACCTTGTAAAATGGGTAACTAAAACTGACCCTGCAAATGCTTGGTTAATTCCTTACTTATGCCATGATTTCTCAGCCCGTGGATTATCTCCTTGGGATAGTTTATCATCTGGTCTTGGTCATGCCTTTTCTTTTATGGGTTCTGACTCAATCGTGGTAATTCCAGCATCTCGTTATTTCTATGATGAATCTGAGGATGAAGTTTGCATAGCTTCGGTAAATGCTTCTGAGCACTCTGTGTCAACTACTAAAATCTTTACTGTAGGTGAGGAACAAATGATGGTGGATTGGTTAACGGATTTTAACGAAGGTATCTTCTCAATGGTTGCCGACACCTTTGATGTAACCTTGGTTGCTAAACCAGGTCCAGGCGGTTTCTGCTACAACCAAAAAGATTTAATTATGAACCGCGCAGGTAAACTTGTAATTCGTCCTGACTCAGGTGATCCAGTGGAAATTCTTTGTGGGCACGGAAGAACTGAATTAACCGAACAAGAATTAAGAGCCGGTTATCCAGAGTTTTATACCAAAGGATTAATTGAGTGCTTATGGGAAACATTCGGTGGCACCATTAATGCTCAAGGTTACAAAGTATTAGACTCTCACATTGGAGCAATCTATGGAGATTCAATTACACTTGACCGTCAAATTGAAATCTACACAAGATTGGAAGCTAAAGGATTTGCTTCAACTAATATCGTATTAGGTGTAGGTTCATTCACATACCAATTCACTACACGTGATACCTTTGGGTACGCTGCAAAAGGTGCTTGGTTCCAAGAAAACGGAAATGCTCATAACATCTACAAAGAACCTGTAACTGATGATGGAACAAAAAAATCATTAAAAGGTAAATGTGCTGTGATTGAGGCAAACGGCGTATACGTTGTACAAACACAATGTACTGATGCTCAAGAGAACTCTGGTTTATTACAAACAATATACGAAAACGGAAACTTCCATAACCAAACTACTTTGACAGCAATCAGAGCTAAGGTTAACGAATTATCTGCTATCTAAAAATAAATTTTAACTTTAATTATTCATTAACACTTTTTTAAACATGGAATTAGTTTCTACGCTTTTTAGCTATGCCTGGGTCTTGTTACCTATCTTAGCAACAATTTTTTACAAGTTCACTCTTCGAGTATTCTTCGGTATGGTAATAATCCCCGAAGACAAAATTGGTTTAGTAACCAAGAAATTCGTCTTGTTTGGCGCAAACAAAAGTTTACCAGACGGTAAGATTATTGCTCTTAACGGGGAACCAGGGTATCAAGCAGATACATTGGCACCGGGTCTTTATTGGTTCTACTGGCCTTGGCAATATGCAATTGACCAAGCACCGCTAACGGTTATACCAAAAGGTAAAATTGGATTACTATCTTCAAAAGATGGAGCACAGCTACCAACTGGTGCTATCTTAGCTCGTCACGTTGATTCTGATAACTTCCAAAATGCTCGAGAATTTTTAACTAATGGCGGCCAAAGAGGTAAACAGGTGGGTTACTTAAATAACGGAGTTTATCGTATTAACACACACTTATTTGAAATCTCTGCTGCTGACATTACAAATATTGAAGATGGATCTGTCGGAATTATTACAGCGCTTGACGGTACACCACTTGAACAAGGATCAATCGCTGGTTCTGTTATAACAGGACATAACAACTATCAAGATTTTGATAAATTCTTAGATGCAGGTGGTCAACGTGGTTTGCAGATACAGGTAGTACAAGCTGGTAACTATTCGTTTAACCCTTGGGCGGTTGAGATTGAAAAAGTTGCTATGACGCAAATTCCTATCGGTCATGTAGGTGTTATCATATCTTATGTAGGTGATGAAGGTGAGGATACAACCGGTGCAACATTTAAACACGGTAACATTGTTAAGAAAGGACAAAAAGGTGTATGTATTACTCCGCTTGACCCAGGTAAATACGCAATCAATCCGTACACTCATAAAATTGAGGTGGTTCCAACTACAAACTTGGTTCTTAACTGGGCAAATGCTCGAACTGAATCACACAACTTGGATAAAGGATTATCAACAATTACCGTAAGATCTAAAGATGGTTTCCCTTTTAATCTTGACGTATCACAGATTATCCACATACCATCAACTGAGGCACCAAAGGTAATTGCCCGTTTCGGTTCTATGCAGAATCTTGTATCTCAAGTTCTTGAACCAACAATTGGTAACTACTTCCGTAACTCTGCTCAGGACTCTGACGTTATTGCTTTCTTAACTACTCGTCAAAACAGACAGAACGCTGCTAAGGAATCAATCTCTAAGGTACTTGATGAATATAACGTACATGCCGTGGATACTTTGATTGGAGATATTACTCCGCCTGAATCATTGATGAAAACGTTAACTGACCGTAAGATTGCTCAGGAAGAACAAGAAACCTTTAACGTGCAACAAAAAGCTCAGGAAGAAAAACAAAAACTTGCTTCTGCAAGAGCCCTTGCTGACATGCAGCCTGAAATCGTGAAGGCAGAACAATCAGTTATGATTGCCGACCGTGTTGCTCAAACTAAAGTTAAGGAAGCGGAAGGTGAAGCTAAATCTATGGAGCTTAAGGCAGGTGCTCAGGCCAAAGCCAAAAAATTAAACGCCGAGGCTGCTGCATATGAAACTGATGTTAACGGTAAAGCAGAGGCTGGTAAAATTGAAGCAATCGGTAAGGCTACCGCTGAAGCGTACGAGAAACAAGTACAAGCAATGGGCGCTGATAACTTTGGGCAATTAAAGGTAGTTGAGTCTATCGGTATTAACAACATCAAAATTATCCCAGAGATTTTAATCTCAGGCGGTGATGGTGCCAACGGTCCAATCTCTGGATTACTTGGAATGGAATTGTTAAACAGAGTACAAGAGAAAACCAAACCTGCTGTAACTGAACCAGTGAAAACTGAAAAAGTTGCTAAAGGTGAAAAACCAGCTCAATCGTAATATATGAAAAGCCAAGTAATTAAACCTACTAGCTCTAAACAATCCCAGGAACATTACCCTGGGATTTTTTTAGCTGGTTCCATAGATATGGGTTCGTCTGTCGATTGGCAAACTGCAACTCAAGCACTACTTAGTGATTGTGAAGTAACATTCTTTAATCCTCGAAGAGATGAATGGGATTCTTCATGGGAACAAAGAGCTACCAATCCAGAGTTTAACGGTCAAGTAAATTGGGAAATGGATAAATTGGAAGATGCTGATATAATCTTTATGAATATCTTGCCAGAGTCTAAATCACCAATTACTTTATTAGAATTAGGACTACATGCTGAAGAAGCTAATTTAATTGTTTGCTGTCCTGATGGGTTTTATCGTAAAGGCAATGTTGAAATCGTTTGTCACAGATTTAACATTCCACTGTTTAATGATTTTGAAACTGCAATTGCTGCGTTAAGGTCAAGAATAAAACAATTAAAATAATGCAAAAATAATTGGACAATAATTTGCATATGTGAAAACTATTGGTTAATTTTACCATATAATAATAAATACACTACTTATGAATTTAATATTCGACGGAAATTACTTTTTCTACAAAACACTGTTTATCTTCGGTGGTTATGGCGGCGGCAAACGTTTGCTTGATGACAAAAAAGACCAAGACATGTTTATGAGAAAAGTTGCTACTGACATGTCGCACGCAATCCGTAATTTTGGAAATCCAAACAAGATCATCTTTACAATTGACGCAAGATCATGGAGAAAAGACGTAATCATTGAAGACGGTGATTATAAAGGAACTCGTACTAAAGACGAATCCAAAATTAACTGGGACCAGTTTTATAAAATGATGAATGAGTTCGGTGAGATCTTATCTCGTAAAGGATTTATTGTTTCTCGTGAAGATCGCGCTGAAGGTGATGATCTTATGCATTTATGGGCGGATCATTTATTTCAACAAGGTGAAGATAGCATTATTATTACTGGTGATGGTGATTTAACTCAATGTGTTCGCATGAACGAGAAAAACTTTATAGTTTGCTTTAATCCAAATTCTAAAAACCGTAAGATCGTTGCTCCTATTGGATTTAAAAATTGGCTTACTACTGAAAGCTATGATTTATTCGATGCTTCTACTTATATGGGTAGCAACAAGGATTTAATTGCTGAGGCTATGCACGCTATTCCTGTTGAAGAAATAGATCCTGCATATATGATTTTCTGTAAAGTAATTACTGGAGACGCTGGAGACGCGGTACCACCTGTATGGACTTGGCAAGCAAAAGATAAAACTTACAGAGTTACTCCTGCCAAAGCAGAACGGATTTATGAAATCGTTAATCGTACAAAATTCATTGACGATATCTACCTTTTACCTGAACGTGCTTTAGAAATTGCTAACGGTATTGCCGCAACTTGTAAACAGACTGCTCCGGTCGAGTTACTTAAAAAACGTATTGAACGTAATATCACTTTAGTTTATCTTGATGAACGAGTTATACCACAAGACATACAAGATAATTTCAAGATCTCATTTGCTAAACATAAAAACGATTCGTTGCCTGCAGCAAATTATGATATGTCTTTTTTACTTGCAGGAACAAGTTTTGTAAACGGACCTAAGATAGTTATTGAATCTGATATTTTTAAGGATTTTGGAATGTAATTCTAAAAGATTAAAACTATCTTATCAGTAGCAAATATAACTAACAAATAATAATACCTCTACGGTCATCTAATAAACATCTACTCAATGGATTTGTTCGAATTTATAAATACAATGTTCAAACCGCAAGATTTTAAAAAGATTGCTATGCATGAACGAGCAAAGCATTTCTTTATGATTAATCGGTTTGCGTCAATTAAGTTTCCGGTGCAAGCTGCTTACTTTAATCATTTAAGAATTAATCCAGGACAGACTGTTTCATACTGGCAAGATAACTGGAGTAAAATGTATTCCCGTACTCCTTCTTGGATGTACGTCAAAACTAAAAAGGCTAAAGAGGACAAAAAAGCCAAGCAAGAGTTTACAGATGAAACTGTAAAATGGTATTGTGATAAGTTTCAAATGTCCCGCCGTGATTTTGACACTTCGGTTTTAATTCTTGGTGAAGAATTCATTACAGAAGTAAAACAATATGAATCTCTCATAACACAATAATACTTGCCAGCCTCCATGAATATATACATAAAATACATTCAGGATGCTGGCAATTTTATCACAACCCGGAGACTTCGTTAAGATAACTCAGGATAAGCCTTTTCGATACGTTACTCAACTTACAGGGTGGTGCGATACCATCACTGGAATGGGCATCTTGAAAAAAGAATTTCGATGGGGCACGTCAAACAGAGTTCGTGCTTCTTGGGTTGAACTTACCACACAAAATTTACAATCAATAATCTTAGATCCTGCTAATGATTTATTCGTTGACTTCCGCTTAACACTTATTAGCGGTGGACCTGTCACAATTGAAGATATAGAAGTTAACTGCATACAATCTGCTGATGCAGCAGATCCTTACTTAGGATGGAGACCAGCTATGCTTGTTTCTGAAAGAGGTAATGTTAGCAACTTAACAAAAATTGAAAACTTTTCTTTTAAGCCTTACCAAGTTAATCCTGCTATTGTTTTACTTAAACAACTAAGCTATACAATTAATCAATTATTTGGGCATGATGTAATGTACGCAAGAGCTGTTCCTATGGCAATTGGTAAAGACGTTACATTACATGAATGGACTTTATACGATGTTGACGATCCTAAGTGTGTTAAAGTTGTAGTTCCTAATAATGAGTTTCCAGATAATAAGATCTTATTTAATCCAATGGGTCTTGACTTTGAAATGCCATTTGAAATTCAAATAGTTAAAGAATACTATGAAGAAATATTTGGAATTGGAACTGGACCACAGAAACGTGATATCATTTACTTTCCACTTACAAATAGAATATATGAAATAGACAGTACTTATCTATTCAAAGATTTTATGCAACGAGAAGTCTATTGGAAAATTGCTCTTAAGAAATATGCTCCTAAAGCTAATCGTTATGAGCCTCAAGATTTACGTGAAACTTTTGACACACTTACTTGGGATTCGGAAGAAAGATTTGGAGAAGAAGTTAGATTGGAAGCGGTTAAAACAACTGACCCACAACAATATGATCCAAAGATTGGTTCAGTTGACTATGATCCAACTCGTTTAAACATAGATAATAATCTTGTCATATCACAATTGAAATTACCAAATTATACAAACACACTATCAGAATCACAATATGATTTAAGATCTATTTATGATTCTAAACTACCAGTTCAAATACCAGCTATTGAATACCGTGCTAATGTAGATTTTCCGTCTACCGAAGAACGATCTTTATGTATGTGGTTTAAAGAACTTAAACCTGTCGTTGCTATGCCTCGAGATAATGTAAAAGGTTATCTTATTAAAGGCGCGGTGGGTCCAGAAACAACAGAGCTCTCTTATAGCATTACTGCTAAAAGACATTATGCAGTTGGAACTAATATAAAAATTACACGCTTTAACGGATTATCATTATATGGTGATATTGCGTCAGTAACCACTAGTCCGTCAGGATCTGTGTTTACGTATACACTTAATGTTAAGAATGAAATCATTCAATACTTAGATACGTACTTCACAAGCTGGGCATCTTCATTCACTAGTACAGGTTACGTTGCGGAAGCAACCAATGAACAAATTTTATTCAACGGATATTTTGCTGGTAACGGCTGGAAAGTTTCTCTTTTTGCTAGTCGTTACTTAATCTTTACAGATTCAACTAAAGAATACTTAAATATTTTAGGTACATCTCTAGTCGAAGATTATTGGTATGCAATATTTGTAAACATGTCGAATTTTTACCGACAGTTAACCGTAGATCTTTGGGTTAGAAAATGGAATGATCAAAATCCACAGCCTGAACAAACAACAGATCTTGAGAATATATACAGTAATACAATCATGCCATTTAATGCAATAGATAGAAGTGCTGCAGATAAGTATAATCTTTTAGCTGGCAATTTAGCAATTACCAACATAAGATTATTTGACAAAACTGAAACTGACCAAGTAAAACAATCTATCATACTAAATGAAACTATTGTACAAGACGCACAATTTGGAATTATCATTGACAACGCAATCCCACGATTAAGACTTCCGTGGATAGGCAAAACTAAATAATATGAGAAAAATACCAGAAGACAGAAAACGTGAGATGGAACTCCGTGATGAGCTGGAAAAAATGTTATCAAACGGAATTGAGGACATACAGCTTAGTATAGAAAGCGCTACAGATTTATTGCCAGCGCGTGAAGGTAATTTCATGGACTATGAAAAAGTCAAAACTTATGCAGATAGCAACTCGGAAACGATTGTAAATTCTATTGCTGAGTTTTATCTTAACCAAGAAATCATTAAGACTATTCCCTACGTACATCAAAAAAGTGTAGTTGATAAAATCACAGTTTCAAATTTGCTTTTCCAAATGAAAACTGCTGAACACGCAATTATTAAACTTCTTGAAGAAATTGATGGTGGTAATTTACACCCACGTACATTTGAAGTTTTAGCTTCATTACAGCGATCTAAAATGGAAATCGTTAAACATTTAGCGCAATTCATGGTGATCATGGAAAACAATTACAAGAATCTTAAAGAAGACTATCGAGTTAAGATGTCTGATGAACCTTTATTAATTGACCAAGATGCTGAAGTTGAGACCAGTACCAACACGTATCAAATGAGAGGCGGTCGAGCGCTAATTGAAACTCTTAGAGACGCAATACCTGAACGTAGAGCGGGTTCTACTCCAAATGACAACAATGTAACAAATGTCGAATAGAGGTAAGGTTTGGAACAGTAAGAAAATTGCCGAAGAGGTAGATAGAATTGAACGCGGTGTTTATGCTGATTATTCTCCGTTCTCTGAAGGTAAGATAGATATGAAAGCAGCGGATCTTGTATATGAATATACAAGAGAAGAGCTTGAAGAATTAGCAAGATGCGCTAATGACGTAGTTTACTTTGGTAACAAGTACTGTTACTCGATGACCGATGAGGGTATTCGTTTAATTCAATTAAGACCGTATCAAGAAGACATGCTTGCGGCATTCCAAGACAATCGTTTTGTTGTAATGCTTGCGTCTCGTCAGATTGGTAAAACGGTAACATCATCAATTTTCATTGCTTGGTATTTATGTTTTCACTCCGATAGAAATATCATGGTAGTTGCAAATAAGTTAGCTACCACTTCTGAGATTGTTGATAAAATTAAAACTGTTCTTAAGAATTTGCCATTCTTTATGAAACCTGGTGTTGTGGCCGGTGGAGTTACAGGTATGCGTTTTGATAATGGATGTCGTCTATTCTCACAAGCAACAACAAAAACAGCGGCAATTGGATTTACCATCCACTTATTATTTGA